GACGTGGTTGCTGCGGTTCTGCATTCCATTGGGATGCGGGCGCCGTTCGGCCACAGATACCCGCCACCGATCACAAAAAAGCCGCCAGAATATTCCCAAACCATTCCAAGGCAGGGCAAGTCTGACAGCCTCAAACGGATTTTGAAAAAAGGAAAACGACGATGAACCAATGGACAAACCACTTTTTGCAGAGCCTTTTATCGGGCCGGATGCGCGGCGAAGAGCTGCGGTTTTTGATTGACCCTGCCACATCACCGCCCCGCGTGGTCGATGCCATCATGCGCGAGGCTGACACCAGCAGCGCCCAAGACGTGCTGCAGATGGGGCGTAACGGGTTGCTTGGACGTGCATTCATGCTGGCCGTTCTTGGCCGCCTTGGTCGAGGCAAAGCCATCCCAAATTGACATAATCGCGCCCCTACAATAATCGTTGTGACGTAAATCACAGCAAAGGGGCGCGATATGCCACTCACGGCAAATATGACCGGAACAATCGTCGCAAATGGCAATTGGCAACGCATTTCTACAGAAGGCGAAGTCGTCGTCGGGTGCGACCAGCCATTCAATTGGGCAATTACAAACGCCAGTGGCACAACTCCGACGGTGGGGCACACACACCCTGCAGAACATTATGCCGGATCTCATTCGCTGGTTATGAAGCTGTCAGCCGATCAGCACCTTTGGGTGAAATCAAACACCAACGCGACTTTTGCAGTGACCGCAACTGCGCCCGTGATCTGATGATACAAAGCAAACGCAAGTTTGGCGGCCCATCAATTTTCGCGGCTTTTTCGAGCGCTGTTTCAACGGTTCAAAAGCTATCATTTTTAGCTGATGCGTCCGACTGGAATGGAACCGATTTGTCGATGGGTGACGCCACTTTGTCCCAACCTACACCAAGCCTGCGCCCTGCGGTTGCCGGTGATCGTCTGGTGTTTGACGGGGATTATCTATCAACGGCAAACCCTGACCTGATCGATCTTGCAGAGTCGGGAGAGGTTGAAATTTCGCTGATCTACCGACCAAACGCATTGGCAAACGGTTTTCCTTTCAGCTTTGGTGACACCAGCACCAACAGCGACAACGCAATTCAATTTTACGCGCTTTCAAATGGCCAGATTAGGGTTTTCATCGACGGGACCACGGGAAGTGGGTCAAAGTCGTTTACAACCTCGATGGCGCCAATGGTGGTTGGTCAGGATTATCTGATCACGATCATCATGTCGGGCGGATTTTTCACGATGCGCGTAAATGGCATTGAGGTGATCAGTAATTCCGCGATAACCGGATCGCCACCAATCGATATGGATATATTCACTATCGGCGCACGGCGCGGTTCATCTGCAAACACATTTTGCAATGGCGAAATCGCCATGATTGAGGTTCGAGAGATATGACAATCGATAATCAGATCAAGTTAGAATCATGTGATCGTGATGCGGCACGAATGGAAAAATATGCGCCGCAATTGCTGATCCCTTGCATCCAGACCGTTACGGATGGTCAATCAAACGCACAGGGCGGTCACGGCACAAATTCATCGCCTATCACCTTCACTGCAGGACAGGCATATTCAACGCCAGCAGACAGCACAGACCCAGACTTGCGCGAGATCACAATGCCATCATCAGGAACCGGGCCGGACCGGATTGGGTCGAATGCTGCTATTTATGGCTTTGCCAAAGAAATGTTCGACACATACGGGGTTGTCACGATCAACACGATGGCAGCTTGGCAGGGTTCGGCACTGCTCACAAAGACACCGAACGCATTGGATTTTCGATGGTCGCCGCTAGATGCTGATGTCGCAGTATCGATGCAACGATCACCACAGCTGTTAGGTCCGCAAATCCGCAACCGGATCGTTCCGCACCAAAACGAATGCATACGCTATCGGCCCGACCTTAAGCCCGTCCTAAAAGTCTGCTTTTGGTCGCAGGGCGAAGCCGAAGCGCCACACCTTTTGTCCGGTGTTGTCACGAAGGCAGAATACACGGCCGGCTTGCAGGCGCATTGGGATTGGCGACAGTCCGAGGGATTCGACCTGATCGTCGTTTACGAACATGGCCGCAAGGGATTGGATGCCGAGGAGATTGCCGCTAACGAGCCGATGAATGTTCTTGTGCGGGAAGCGCAAGCGGATTTTGTGGCCTCAAACTCGAATGCGATTTGGGGCGCACAGGCTGCAAAAGAGACAGGCGCGCTGACAGTTGATTCTGGCGGCGTTTGGGTTTCTGGATTTGATTATTTCACAGATGATGGCGGCGTGCATTGGACAGGTCCAGCGCAGAACGCTATCGGTCGGCTTGCTGCGCAGCGTGTCGCAACATATGCTGGCTTATAGTTGACAGGCGCGCCAAGTGTGATATTGCAAAACCACCACATACCTATGTGTTTTCTTCCCTGCGGTAATTGGTTGCGCCGCGTAAAAAAAACCTGACATTCTGGAACAGAGACAGAAAAAATCATGCGTGGCCCATCCGCGCAAGATCGTGGCTTTCGGGAAGGCATCACCCGAAAGACACAAAAAAGCCCCGCTGACTGTCCGTCGCGGGGCTTTTTCGTGGGTGGTTCGGATCTTATTTCATTTTGACAATGTTTCCGGTCCGATCAATGCTGCAGGAATCCAACCGTTTTTGCCAAGGCTTGCGGCGATCAGGTCCAACAATGGCCATTATTTTATGCCGCGTTCTAACCACATCATTCCCCCGCTTAACCACTTGCGACACAGTTTTTGTGTGCATGATTGGTTTGTAATCGCGCGCGCGCTGCAGGTCCGCATCAGACCAGACAGGGAAGGGGAACCCGTCCGGCGCGTGGCGGGGCGTGGCGTAGATTTCTTGCGCACTGGCGGCTTAGGTGGTGCTGGTGGTGTAGGGTCGGCTATGAATGCGGCAAAGGCGGCGGCTATGCGCGCGCGCAGGGCGATCATAGACCGCCCCCGCACCGTGTAAGGCTTAACCCTTTGGGTCGTTTCACAATAACCCCCGTGGCGCGTGCGTGGGATGCGCGCAAACTATTTGCCGCACAGGTCCGCAGGTCATGGGCAAGGGCTGGCATCATTTCGCGTTCTGCCTTGGCTGCATTCGCAAGGTGTCGCACCGCCCAAATCGCGTGGTGATTGGAAAGCTGCAGATCGACAGGCAAAGTCGCGGTTTTCAAAATCTTGATCATAGGTCGCGTTCCTCATATATTTTGACAATATGGGCGGCTGCAGACCGTTCTGCAGGGGTTAATTGGTCGGCGTATTCAAAAACCCATTCATCAAGTGAAATGGGCTTTAGATCGGGCCGCAGGTCATACATGCATTGGGCCATTCGGTCCAAAATGTTGCGGTCGTTTCTATCTATCATTTCTGTTTTTCCTTTTTGCTTTTTCGAGTTGCAGTTTTAGGTTTTTCATTTCAGCGATGCGCAATTCATCAAGTAAAACTGACACAAGGTTTCCAAGCGGTTCATTGAACATTTCTAGCCCCCGTAGACCCGCGCTTATGCGCGGATCGTAATGTTGGTTGCGATTTGATTGGCGCTAAAATGTTCGTCCGGTGTTGCCCCTGCAGGGTAGGATTGATCGAAAATCAAACCATCCCAAACAACAACAACATGACCCGTTACCCGCACCATTTTGCGGCCCTTTTGGCCCTTAGATTCGTTTGCAATCGTGCCCAATGTTTTGCGGCTTTTTGTTTCATTTGCATCAAAGCCAAGGGCCTTGATTGCTGCGCTGCGATGTTCTGTTGTAGAGCCGCCAACCCATTTTGCTTTTTTGCGTTTGTTGTCTCCAAAAGCGGCGTCAGCAATGGCAGGGGCTACCGTGGAATATGGCAGGTCAAACAACATGCAAACCGCAACCACACCGCAATTCCCTTGGCGCAGTGGCGCATCTTTTGGAAAGATTGGCGCATCTGGATCAGCGATCAGGCGGTCGAGAGTTTCGCCAGCCCAAACCAGAAAGCGGTTCAAGGTGCCTTTCGCGGCCATTTCCTGACCGTATGTGATTGCGTTTGTTTCGTATCCGGTGCGGGTTGTCATTTCGTTGTTTCCTTTTCTCTGGTCTGATTAATTTATCGCATATTGCGCAAGGTTGCGCAAGTGGATAATTGACCAAATAAGAAAAAACTTGCGCACACATGCGCAATCGGCTATCTATCCCAACATGACAAATAAAATTGATCAAACCCGCCTAAATGTCCCAATGCCCAAAGCGTTGCGCGACCAAATCGAAAACCATTGGCGCACCCTTGCTGGCGTCACAAGCGCCGCAGAATACATGCGCAAACTTGCAGAAAAGGACATGCGCGATGCCAAAGCCAAATCAGCCGCCACCTAGTTTAGAAATCATAAAACAGGTAAGGCGCGATCATGGCCCGAAAACACTTGTCGGGTTCTCTGGTGGAAAAGACAGCATTTGCGCAACACTGGCGATCAAGCCCCATTTTGATGAAATGATCCCGTTTTTCTTGTATTTGGTGCCCGATTTAGAGTTCGTCGATGAACACTTGCACCAATGCGAAAAAGACCTGTTTGGCGGGGCGCATATCACCCGCATGCCACACCCCGGATTTTATGGCTGGTTAAGGTCTGGCATTTTTCAGCCGCCGCATCGTTGGCCACTGATACAAGCTGCCCAATTGCCAGAATTTGAATACAAAGATATTCATGCGATTCTGCGTCAGAAATTTGATGCGGATGGCGCATATAATGCAACTGGCGTCATGGCTGCAGGTAGCCCAATGCGCCGAATGTCAATCACACAGCATGGCGCTATATTGAAGTCGAAAAAGGAATATTTCCCCGTTTGGGATTACAAACAGGCGGACATTTTGGGCGCGCTTAATAAAGCGAAAATATCATTGCCAATCGATTACCGCATTTTTGGGCGTTCTTTTGATGGCCTTGATGCGCGTTTCATCTTGCCAATCAAGCGACATTTCCCCCGCGATTATGCGCAGATTTTGGAATGGTTTCCATTGATCGAAGCGGAAGTTTTCCGCGCAGAAAGGATGCAATAACATGAAGCGACCACAGTTTAAAAAACCCACTTTCAAGCGCCCACAGATGGGGGCAAAGCTGGCACATCAGGAAAAGGCAAAAGACCCGTTGAAGGGGTTGCCGGACCTAGAAGACCCCGAAAAAGCTGCGGATCAGGAATTAACCGCGCTGCAGGTCGGTTTTCGTGAAAGGGCCGCGCAAGAGGCTGCGCGGTTCGGTGAAGTCACCGCCAGTGGCTACTATCTGGTTTTGGTTTTTCAAAATGAAGATCAGTGCGATGCTTTCGCGGATGCGTCCGGCGTTGATCACAAAGGGGAGGTTTTTATCGATGGCCGCGATATGGCGCGCGCGATGAAAATTGACCTGCCCAAGGTCGAAACAAAGGTTTCGAAACCAAATATCAACAAGAAATATGCGGGGCTTGTTCGGGATGAATGATCAGATGATAAAATCCTATCCCGTGCAGTGATTGTTACTGCACGGCGCAATCCCCGGCCTAGACACAACCAGCCTAAAGGACCAAGGCAATTGGAAGACACGGGCCACCATAAAACGGCAATATATTGGGCGGAGCGTGCTATGGTTCCTGATCGTGGGTATGAACCCGTTGACCCACACGGTCGGGTTTTCGGACATGCATGCTGCGCGCCGGAGGCGGTCAAAGAAGTATGCGCAAAAAGAAAAAGTGACTATATAAAAACCAGTCAAAGCCGCCCCGATAAACTTCCTATTTGGTGTTAAATTAAAAAGGATCAAACACATGACAGACACAAAAACACCCAAAAGACCCACACGCATCTGTGGCAATGGTATCATTGAGGCAGCGCGTGAAATTGCTACCGACTTGGCGCGAGCGGGGCAAATCCCAAGCGGCGAAACCGAAGAGGGCATCGCCGCTGAAATAGCGCACGTTGGCGAATGGCACATGAACGGTTACGAGTTGGCGAAAGAGTTAGATAACAGATACTCTTGGGATATTGACGCAGACATCGTTGAAACCCTTGATGGCTGGTCGCACGTTTGCCGCAAACAGTTGATCATCATTCAGCGCAAATGGGTTGAGGAAAACGACATCACGCCACCCTATCCAGATGGCACCCGCGTCCGCGCAAGGTATGGTGGTGATTGGGTGGATGGTAAGATCGATGGCGTTTATGGTCGTGGTGTGGCTCAATACCTGATCGATCTAATCCCACCAATGCCAAACAAAGGCAGGGCTATCGTATATTTTGAACACGTCGAGCCGACACAATAGACCTGCGCAACTTTTTGGCTTAAGCAAAGAGTGATTGAGCAAAAAAGGAGAAGCACAATGCGCAATGCACTTCGCCGTGTCCGTAACGCTATCGGTCGCGGGGCACGCCGCCTGACAGGTGCCGTTCGTCGTCGTTTCGGTTCCGCGCCTTGCGGTCGTCGCGGTTAATGTCTGACGATGTAGAAAATGGGGAGGGGGATAAATTCCCCCTTTCCGATCCGGGTTACACTGCGGACGACATCAAGAACGCAAATCTTGAAGATCTGTTCGAAATTGGAATGGGCCGCGAATGCGACGACCCGTCCCTTAAGCGCGAGGCCCAAACTTATGTGGCCACGCAAATGCGGATTGCCGGACATAAATATCAAGAAATCGCGCTTGAAATGGGCATCAGCTTAAGCTGGGGGCACACGCTGGTTAAGCGTGGCCTTAAGCGCATGTTTGAGCGTGTCGCAGAGGGCGCGGAGACATCACGCATGCAACAGGTCGCACGCTGCGAGGCTATGCTTGTCGGATTTTTCGACAAGGCTTGCGATGGTGACACCTTTTCTGCCCAGATGGTTTTGAATATCATGGCGAAAATGGATGGGTATTTGGGGATCGAAGCACCGAAACGCATTGAACACACCTTCACAGAGGACGCAGTTAACGATGCACGACGTGAACTCACTAAGGCATTTGCTGCGCTCAACGGAGAAATCCCAGATGCAGAAAATCCTGACGAGACTACCGCCCAAGTCCATTGAAATCCTCAAGTATGATTGGCACCTGTTTGCGCGCGACAAGCAGATCGCGCCCCCCGGATCGTGGCGAACGTGGTTGCCCCTTGCGGGACGTGGTTGGGGTAAAACCCGCGTTGGTTCCGAGTGGATCAGGGAGAATGTTTCCGGCAAAACACCGCTATCGCCCGGACGGTTCAAGCGAATTGCCCTGATTGGTGAAACCGTATCCGATGTGCGCGACGTCATGGTCAAAGGGGATTCGGGCATCATGTCGATCACCCCCAAAGACTACCGGCCCACATACGTTGCCAACAGGCGCGCGCTGGTGTGGCCAAACGGAACCGAGGCACTGATGTTTTCTGCGATCCAACCGGAGCAATTGCGTGGGCCGCAGTTTGACGCCGCATGGTGTGACGAACTGGCAAAATGGCGATATGCGCAATACGCATGGGACATGCTGCAGATGGGCCTGCGGCTGGGGGAGTGCCCACAAGCACTTGTCACGACGACGCCTAAACCCATCGACGTTCTTAAGGACATCATTGCCGATCCGTCTACGGTGGTTGTCCGCGGGGCCACGTTCGAGAATGCAGGCAACCTGTCTGGTGGTTTCATCGACTATGTTAAGCGAAAGTATTCTGGCACAAGGTTAGGTCGTCAGGAAATCGAGGGCATGATGCTAGACGCTGTGGAGGGCGCACTGTGGACAGACAAGAATATCAGTGACAACCGGATCAGGTTTGAGTTTGAAGAGGGGAAAAGTGAATCTGACGCAAGAAATAAATTTGTCCAAAAAAACATTGATCGAGTTTGCGTTGCTGTCGATCCGCCCGTCACGTCCGGTGAGAAAGCCGATGAATGCGGCATCATTGTCGGTGGGGTGTCGGGGGATGCGCGCAATCAATCATCGCGCGGATATGTTATCGAAGATTGCAGCGAGCAAGGACTTACGCCACGCGGTTGGGCCGAAAAGGCTGTCGCAGCATATCATCGGCACAACGCAGATATCATGGTCGCAGAGGTCAACAATGGCGGTGAGTTGGTGGAAACCGTTGTTAGACAGGTTGATCCTAACGTGAATTACAAGGCGGTTCACGCCAGCAAAGGAAAGTTTGCAAGAGCGGAGCCAGTTAGTGCATTGTATGAACAAAATAGGGTTTGCCACATTGGAACCTTTGACGAATTAGAGGGGCAAATGACGACTTTCACGCTTGAAGGTTTGCCCGATCCGAACAAAAGCCCAGACCGTGTCGACGCATTGGTTTGGTGCATTACAAAGCTGATGCTCGACGGGGTGGCGGCGGAACCGAGAGCAAGGAAACTTTGAAATGTTCAAATGGCTGACTGGAAGCGATAACGCACCGGAAAAGAAACACAGCATGGTTGGTTCGATGCTGGCCTATTTTGGGTTGTCGCAGCCTGTTTGGACCGAACGCGACTTTGCAAAGCTGGCGCGTGAAGGTTTCATGAAAAACCCTGTCGTTTTTGCATGCGCCAGCCGCACAGCGCGCGCAGTCGCAGCTATCCCTGTAAATCTCTATGACCAAAACGGCAAAGAGATCGAAAGGCATGCAATCCTTGATTTGATCAATCGCCCAAATTCAGAGCAAACCCGTTCCAAATTTGTCGAGGCCGCAGTCTGCAGCCTACGTCTGGGGGGCAACAGCTACATTGAAAAAGTAGGCATTCGCATGCCGCGTGAATTGCACGTCTTGCGCACAGACCGGACAAAGCCAGTTACCGGACCAAAGGGATGGCCAAGCGCATATGAATACGAGGTCGCAGGTCGAAAGAAGCAATTCCCCGTTCGCGGCGCTGACCTGCTGAATTGTGACGTTATCCACATGCGGGATTTTCACCCACTTGATGATTGGACAGGTATGGGGCCAGTCGACCCTGCGGCGCGCGCAATTGACGTTCACAACCAGTCAACCATCTGGGTTAAATCATTGCTGGACAACAGCGCAAGGCCATCCGGTGCGTTCGTCTACTCTGGCAATGAAGAGGCTGGCGGGACGATGGGCACGGAGCAATTCGACCGCCTTAAGGATGAAATCACAGAAAACTATTCCGGCGCCGGAAACGCTGGTCGGCCTATGCTTTTAGAGGGCGGTCTTGATTGGCGCGCGATGGGAGCAACGCCGCAGGAAATGGACTTTTTGGAAACACGCCGCGAAATGGCGCGCGAAATCTGCATTGCATGGGACGTCCCTCCGATGGTGTTGGGCATTCCGGGCGACAACACATATTCAAACTACCAAGAGGCAAACGCGGCATTCCATCGCCAATTAGTGATCCCTCTGGCCATGGAGTTTTACGCCCGATTGTCACAATGGCTGTCCTTGGCGATAGGCGAAGATATCGAGTTAAAGCCCGATCTGGACGAAATTCCCGCGCTGGCCGAAGAGCGGAAGGCGGTGTGGGAAAAGGTTTCGTCGGTGGATTTTCTATCTGACGAGGAAAAGCGCGAGGCTTTGGGGTATTCTCGCAAACCTGCAGTTGGTGACACGGTGCGAGGACTTACCCCGCGTCCAGTAGAGCCACCCAAAACAGTGGAATCACGCGATGATCCTGTCGAGCCTTGAACCGCAAGAGATTGACCGTGCGTTTGCCCGTTCACAGCAAATCCTTGATATTCACGAAGACGAATTGGCCCACGCGCTGCGCGCCGAAAACAGGCGCTTTTTTAAGCAAATACAAGGGGCGCTTATCAAGGGGGAACCGTTCGACCTTGATGCAGCCACAGCCCAGCATCGTTCTAATCTTGAGCAAATATATGCACGCCATCTTATCGACACTGGCGATAGTTTTGGCCAGCACATTTTGAGCGCCACAGGTGACGGTTTACGCCATGAGGAGTGGGCAAACGGATACCTTTTCGCGGCCATGTCTGGAATTGCCTTGCTGGCCGCAGATCGGTTTTCGAATTGGAGCGCATACCACGTTCGGAGGATTTCCAATATTAGCCATCGCCGCCGTCAGGGCGAGGTCGACGCTTTTTTAAAGCATCGTGGGGATCAGCGCGCAGCGACAAGCGCGGGGGCAGAAGTTCACGCCGCAAGCCAGAGAAGCACGGTTGCCGCTGGCGACTTCACCGGAAAGATCCGAAAAAGGGCGTGGATGTCGCGGCTTGACGGTAACGAACGACCAGCGCACCATGATGCACACAAACAAATTGTGGCCTTAGACCAACCTTTTCTGGTAGGAGGGGAGCAACTAAGATTTCCCGGCGATCCAAGGGTATCGTTTGGAAATTGGATCAACTGCCGTTGCGCATCCGCACTGATCATGGAGTAAAACGATGAAAAAGAACGCAGGACCGAATCTGGAACAAAAGTTCTTTGTTTCGATGGAAGAAACCAAGTTCGATGCACAGCAGGGCACCATTGAAGGTTACGCCAGTCTTTTTGATGAAGTTGATCAGGGCAACGATATGGTTGTTTCTGGCGCTTATAAATCAAGCCTGTCACGGCGCAAACCCAAGTCGGTAAAGATGCTGTGGCAACACGATCCCCGCCAACCCATCGGCATGTGGGACGAAATCTATGAAGACGAAAAAGGGCTGTATGTGAAAGGCCGCTTGCTGATGTCAATTCAGCAAGGCAAAGAGGCCGCAGCACTGATCGAAGCGGGTGCAATTGATGGCATGTCCATTGGCTATCGCACTATCAACGCAGATCGTCAGGTCGTGGGCGAAAAGACCGTCCGCGCCCTAAAGGAATTGGATTTGTGGGAAATCAGCATGGTCACGTTTCCAATGCTACCCACGGCCCGGATCGTAAGCCGCAAGGGTGAAGACTGGGGAAATCCACGTTTTGTCGAACAATACCTCCGTGATGGCGGCTGTTCACAATCCGCAGCACGGCAAATTGCCACCGCTGCAAAAGGCGCTGATTTAGGCCCAAGTGATTTGGGTGATGATGTTAGCCTTGCCGCAGCGTTTGCTGCGTCACTCAACCTTTAACGCCATCGAAGGAGATACCAGATGGACAATCCAAACACACTTGAGCAGATCGATAACGCAGGCTTGCTTGGCCCCCTTATGAAAAAAGAGGCCGGCGCTGATACGATCACATTGCCGCCAGAATTGAAGGCCGCTTCCGAAAGCATCAATGGCGCGCTGAAAGAATTGCGCGACCAGAACGACATGATGCAAAAAGGCAAGGTCGACGAATCCTCATTTAAGGATTTTTCAACCAAGGTAAACGCTGATATCGACAAACTCGAAAAATCGATCACCGATGGCATGAAAACCATTCGTGCTGCAAACGAACAGGAAATCAAAACAGACGACCGTGACCTTGCAGTCGAATACCTGTCCATCAAGGGCATGAAAGGCTTTATGGCCAAAGACATCACGCCGGATCACATCGAGGAGGCCAAGGCTTACTCCGATGCGTTCGAAACCTATCTGCGCAAGGATGCCAGCGGCCTTTCATCTGACGAACATAAGGCGCTGTCAAACGCACAAGACCCAAATGGCGGCTATTGGGTTCCGACAGCCATGTCGAACCGGATCATTACAAAAGTTCATGAAACCACGCCAATGCGCGGCCTTGCTACCGTGGAGGTCGTCAGTGGCGACTCTTGGGAAGTGCCGAATGATCGTGGTTTTGTAGAAGCGCGCTGGGCGGATTCCACATCAGAAAGTGAAAAAAGCGAAACGCCAAAAACAGGCATGCGCAAAATCATGGTTCACAACCTGCAGGCAATGCCTACCGCGCCGCAAAATTTGCTTGAAGACGCAAACCGCAACGTCGAACAGTGGATCGCCAACAAGGTTGCCACTGGCTTTACCTTGAAAGAGGCAACAGCCTTTGTTCGTGGTGATGGTAACGGCATGCCGCGCGGGTTCATGACTTATTCGCCTGTCGAATATGACAAGGCCAATGACGCGACAGATGCGGATTGGAAAAAGCTGCGTTTCATCAAGTCCGGCAACGCAAATGGCTTTGGTTCCCTTGATGGTTTCATCAACCTTCTTGGTTCGCTGAAAACACAGTATCGCGGCAACGCACGCTTTATGGCCGAACGCATGGCCACAACAAAGCTGCGTCTGCTTAAGGATAACGATGGCCGCTATTTGCTCGACTACAGCAACACGCAGCGTGGCATCGCGCAAGTGTTCGGTTATGCGATCACCGAAGGTGACGACATGGACGAGTTGGCCGCAGGCAAGTTCCCAATTGCGTTTGGCGACTTCCGTTCCGCTTACACGATTGTTCAGCGTCGTGGCATCCGTGTTCTGCGCGATCCATTTTCTGCAAAGCCTTTGGTTCAGTTTGACCACACCGCGCGTGTCGGTGGCGACATGGTGGACTTTGACGCCCTGCGCGTTATGAAAATCGCAGCCTAAACTGGCGGCATCATAGTTGGGGCGGCGCAGGTCGCCCCAATACTGCCAATCTAATTGAAATTTAACGGAGGCCAAAATCATGGCACGCGACGACATCAAAACCATGCTTACAGGCATCATCGCCCTTACAGCAACAACAAACGCAGCCCTTTCTGCAGGTCAGGTAAACGGTGAAATCATCGACCTGCAAGGCGAAACAGGCGGTGCGTTCCTTGTGTCCATTCCGGCAATCACTGGCGGCGCTTTGGCGGTTGGCATTGAACACGGCGACGATCCGACACTCTCTGACGCTGCAGCCGTAACCGACCCATACCATATCGACGGTCTGATCGAGGTTGGCGAGGCTGGCACATATGGCTTGGGTTATTACGGCATCAAGCGTTACATTCGCTTGACTACAACGCCTGTGGGCACGGTTACGGGCGCATCTGCGTTCGCCACCTATGCATCATGCAAGCAAGACCGTGGCGCACTTTCCTAATGCGCGTTGAAATTAGCGGGGGGGGCGATGCTCTCCCCGTGTCCGATGGGCAAATCGAAACACATTTTGAAACGCTTGGGCTATCTGACGTTTCCGAGGTCACAGGGTATCTGCAAAGCGCGGTTGCACAGATCGAAAGCTATGCTGGCATCGCCATGATCGAAAAGGTGGCCACGGTGACTTTCGACGCTTGGCCCAACACAATGCATCGTGATGATTGGCACGATGGCGTGCGGCAATTGCCAGCGAGCCATTACCAAGAATTTAAGCGCCTGCAGCTACCCATCGGGCCGCACCGTGCAGACCAGACTTTTTCGGTGTTCACCATCGACGAGGATGGCGACGAAACACAAATCCCATCAGATCAGTTTTATATCGAAACAGGACGCTTCCCCGTTTTGCGGTGCAAGAAATCCGGTTCCGCAGCGTCTTCGATCAAGGGCATGCGCTTTAAAGTCGTCTATGGCGTTGGATATGGTGCCAGCGATGCGGCTGTGCCAGCCGATCTGCGCAATGCCGTTCTTGATCAAGCATTGCGCGAATATGAACGCCGTGGCGACGAGGATTTAAACGCGGGATTTAGTGCCCACACCATGCGCATCATGAAGCGATACAAGCGGGTTCGGTTGTGAGGCGTGGCGTTGGGCGCATGCGCTTCACAGCGACATTCCTTGTCAAGAACCGGACGCCAGATGGTGCTGGTGGATACACAGGCGGGTTCGCACCACATGACCCACCCAAGCAAGCGAAATGCGCGCTGCAGCACGTCCCAGCATCAAAGCAGCTGACAGCTGACAAGGTGGAAAGCATGAAAAGGGTTATGCTGACTTTCCGCACCAAAGCCCTGCCCGATGATTTTACTGATCAATGGGCCATCTTGGTCGACGGGATCACATACAATATCACAAACGAAACGCCGCAGGATTACCGCGACAGATACACCATGATCATTGCATCAAGGGGCGGTTAAATGCCTGTTTCCGGCCTCGATGATTTCATGCGCGATCTGCAGGGATCAAAGCGTCAACTTGAACGACAGGCCACCGCTCACGCATATTTCACAGCCAAGCGCATGCAAAATTCTGCACTGGAAAACATGTCCGGCATGCGTATTGGCTTGGTCACTGGTCGCAGTCGCGCGCTATATGGCGCCGCCCTACGGGGCACAACGGCGATGGCAGGTTACATTTCATGGCCAAGCGACATTGAGTTCTACCCACATTTTTTGAACAACGGAACGCGGTTTATGGTAGCCAAGCCCTATCACGATCTGGCATTTGAGCAGCAGAGGCAATTTTTTGATGATGGAATGCTTCGAGTGCTGCAGCAGGTTCTAAAGGGGGCAAGTAGATGACAATGCAAGACGCATGGCCTTTGCAGCAGGCTGTTTTCACCATATGCGATGCCGCGTCTGGGGTTGAAACCACTAACTTTGCGCCATCAAACCCACCCGCAAGATATTGCCGGATTGACGGTTTTTCCGCGTTTGACATGAGCCGTTGGAAAAATGGTGAAAAATTCGAACACAGCTTCATTGTTCACGTTTTCGATGCCCAAGATCAAGACCAGCAATCACTCGCTTGGGTCACGCAATCGCTGCAGGAAATCCATGCGGCCATTATCGCGCAACCTCTTGGGGACAATTGGAGCCGCCCCAAGTTAGAGCTGTTTAATTCGACGTTCGACATCGAAGCTGACAGCGTGCATACTGCACACGCACAGGCCCGTTACACCATTCAAATCGGAGATTAAAACCATGTCACAAGGACGCGACCTTATCATTTCTGTCTCAAGCGACGGAACTGCCGCAGGCACACCAATTGAGATTGAAAATCAGGGCGACCTGACGATCAATCCCGGACTGACTGCAAACACGACCGTTTACAAAAACGGCCAATCAACAAACCACAACGATGCTGGCAAAAGCGTTTCATTCACAATGGGACTGACAGCACCAATGGGCACTGGCCAAGATCAAATCTTGAACCTTAACGACAGCAAGGCGGATTCTTACTTTTGGATCACAAACGCTGTTACTGGCGGTATCGAGTTCGAGTTCTCGGCCAAAACTGCGATTGCCTCTCTTGGTTCCCCGGTCAACGGCGACAACACGGCGCAGGTATCGCTTGGCATCGTTGGTGACTGGACGCGCGGTGTGGCTGCTTAATGCGGGGTTCCGTTAAGATCGTATTAGGCGGGAAAGAGAAATCACTCCGACCCGCCTTTGACGCATACGATCAGATAGAAGAACGATTGGGGCCACTGCGTCAGGTTTACACATCAGTCGTCACCGGAACCGCCACACTGCAGGCAATGGCACATGTTGTTTACGTCGGCATGTCACAGATCGATGATCAGCTTATCGATGCGCGAACCGGAACCAACATCACCGAAGAAGCCATCGCCCAGCGCCTTTACGATGCAGGGCCGTGGTCTGACGATGTGATCGGGCCAATTTCGGACTTTGTGGCCGCGCTTGGTTGGACGCCTGATCAGCGAAAAAAGATCGCCGCCGAAGTGGAAAAACAAGAGGCCCTGTAGACACTCTCGGCGTAATGTTCAAAGTGGCGACGGTATCTTTGAAGTGGTCAATCAACGACTTTTGGAAAGCCACACCACGGGAATTTTGGGCGGCGATTGATGCATCCGAAGAGGCTGCAAATCGCATCGAAGAAATGAGGGCCAAGCAAGCGAGGTAGGGACATGACGACACAACGCAGGCGGATGGTGGCAGAGTTTGACGCCAGTATCGGACCCTACAACGCAAAAATTGACCAAATGACCGCAAAAACGCGGGAATGGCGGCGCGAGTATGAAACTGGCTTTGAAGGTGTGGACCGGAAAGCCCGTTCAGCGTCCATTGGTTTGGGAACGGTCGTCACAGCATCATTGGCGCTGGGCGGCGGGGCAGTGATCGGCGCTATGACCCGATACGCTGACGAGGCCAAAAAGATCGACAACCAATTGCGCGCGATTGGAGCGGGGGCGGATGATACACGCAACCGCGTTTTTGCGCTGGCTATCGAAACCCGCACACCAATTGAAAGCACGGTCGGCTTGCTGCGCAATATGCAAAAGTCGCTTAAAGATCAGTCGCTAGATCAGACCATCAGACAGGTTGGCACGCTCAACAGGCTTTTGACGATTGGTGGTCTTGATGGTGCAGCCCGTGGGTCTGTGGCCCTTCAATTCGGGCAAGCCCTGCAATCTGGCATTCTTGCTGGCGACGAATTGCGCAGCTTGCGCGAGGCGGCACCCATCGAACTGTTAGAAGCCATCGCAGAAGCAGCTGGCGGCACTGTCGAAAAGCTGCGCGACCTTGGATCACAGGGAAAGCTGACGCGCGATGTCATGGTTCGGGCGCTCGACAACTTGGAAAGCATCAGCCGCAGCAAGTTTGGCGATTTTGAGGCCACGCTAGAGGAGGCGTCCGAGGCATTACGCACGGCGCTGATCTCTGTTTCGTCAGACTTCAATGAAGGGCTTGGCGCTACCGACGCCATTGCCGCAGCACAGCAAAAGCTGGCAGTGTTTATCGCTGGTAATGGTGACGCATTCGAAAGCCTTGGAAAATCCATGAAGGTGCTTTTAGAGGTGGCTCTGGTATTGGCCGGAACGCGCGGCCTCTTATTCCTTGGATCGTCTGTTTCATCTGTCGGCGCAAAATTTCTGTCGCTGCAGGGCAAAATTGGCGCCACTGGTCTGGCTTTACGCGGATTGCGGGGCGGTCTGTCCATCTTTGGTGGTCCTGTGGGGCTTGCGATTTTCGCGGCCGGCACAGCTATGTCAATTCTTGCCAAGAACTCCAAAACAACCGCAGAACGCATCAAGGACGTAACCGATGCGGTGAACACAGCAAAGACCGCATCAGAGCGATACCGCACGACGCAAGACCTTGTTAAAAGCGACCTAGAAGCCTTAGAGCGCGCCGAACGTGCGGTCGAGAAGGCAATCCAAGACCAAGCCGCCGCGGCAGAGGCAACAGCGCGCGCAGAGGTTTCGGCTATTGGTCGCCGGATCACAGCAAACAAAGAATTGTTGGCGCTGCAGAAGTCAGCAAACGAGGCCGCATCGCAGGCCGTTGATAAGTCCCTCAAGGCCACCTTTGACAGCTTGGCAGAGGATAGCAGAAAGGTTCTTGATGAACGCTTGATCGCCAATTCCGGCGATGGGCCAGAGGGTCGCGCACAATTGCGTGCGGATCGAAAACAAATAGCTGGCCTGTCCGACCGTGAACGGTTCGAGCGCGCACGCGAACTTTTGGAACAAAGCGGACGCAATCTTACTGACCGAGAGGTCAATTTGCTGAATAATTTGCGCGACTATTTGAACGCCAGAGAAGAAGCCGACGCCGAAATCCTGCGCCAAGCAATTGAACGGGATATGATCGCATCAGCCGCCAACGGTGGAGGCGATGGTGGTGTCATGGCAGAAGTTGCAGCCGCAACAGAGGCGCAGCGGGTTGCAGATCGTGCCCTTATCGCTGACGTAACCGCCAACAACGCAAAACTTGAAGCCTTGATGAAAAAGCGCGGGGAAATCCAAGCCGCACTGAAACGAGCGATCGACCGCGAAGACGTCGACGAGGCCGGACAATTCCGCATCGCGCTAAACGATACCGAAGAAGAAATCGAGAAGATCCGAAATGTCGAAAATCGGGTCGATAAGATGAAAGATCGGGTGACGGAACTTAACGACACTCTGGACTATCTTTCTATCGATGAAGATAGCGAGGTGCGCGACAGGCTCGAAACCATGATGGGCCAGCTTGAGGGTGCAGAAGCGCTTGGCAAAGAATTGGACGATGTTACGCTGAACGCTTTGGAGGCCCAATTCGGTGGGCTGATCGGCACGGTTGAACGCTTGCTGCAGTCGGTTGGTATCCTTAAGGGCGATCTGTCCGAACTGAAATTGCCTGACGCCAGCACATATGAAAACCAGTTTTCGCAAATGCGTTTTGATGGCACCGGAGGCGATCAGGAAGAGTTGGTCCGCGCGACCACTAAAATTGCAGACGATTTGGGTGTGGCTGTCCGCGACATTCTGGCGGTTATGTCATTCGAAACAGCAGGAACCTTTGATCCTTGGAAAGCTGGGCCTACGACGCAACACGGCCAGCACCGAGGTTTGATCCAATGGGGTGAACCACAGCGCAAGGAATACGGTGTCAGCCAATCGTCAAGCATTACCGAGCAGGTCGAGGCCGTGGGTCGATACATGCGCGACCGTGGAGTGCGTGCAGGCGATGGGTTGCCAGCGATCTATGCATCCGTTCTCGCTGGTGACGCCAGTTTGGTAAATCGTGGCGACATCAACAATGGCGGCGTTGTTCGCAACATCACAGAGGCCACGACAGGGCCACAGTTTGCCGGACATATCGCAAAAGCGGATGGCCTTGTCAGCGCATATTCTGGCGTTCAAAGAGAAGTTGAAACGGGCATCGCAGATCGTGAACGCGAAGCGGAAGAGGCTATCCGTGCGCGTGCAGCAGCAGAGGAAGAGGCTGTCCGCATGCGCGCGGAGGCAGAGGAAGAGGCAGAGCGTGACCGCCAGCAACGCCTAGACGAGGCCGCACGGATCAGCGAACAGGCTTTGGCCGAAGAGATAGCCAATCAAGAGGCCGCAACGCGCGCAAGGGAGGATTACGCCGCACAGCTGGCAGATTCAGAAGAGCGGCGCGAACATGAGGCAGAGTTGATCGGCAAGACCGCATCAGAACAAGCATATCTGACAACACAATTTGAATTGTCAAACGCTGCCAAGGCCGCGGGGATTGACCTTGATGAAGAAATGGCCGGATCAACCGCGACTTACCGCGAAGAGATCGAACGGCTTTCACAGGCGGCGCGCGACGACGCAGCAGCACAGGACGAACGCGCATCGGCTATTGAAGACGCCGCAGAGCGAACGCAGTTTCTTGATCAGGTCAACAATCAGTTAAAAGATGGCATCATCGACGCAATCATCGAGGGTGACAATTTTGCTGATGTGCTGTCAAACGTGGCCAAGATGCTGGCAAAGGCAGCGCTTGAAGCCGCGTTGTTTGGTTCGGGTCCATTCGGCGGCGGCGGTGGCGGTCTGTTGGGCGGTTTGTTTGGCGGCGGTGCTGGTGGCGCAGGTGGTGGCCTTATTGAAACGGGCTTAAGCCTCTTTGGTTTCGCAGATGGTGGCATTATGACATCACAAGGACCGATGCCCCTTAACCAATATGGAAAAGGTGGGATCGCAACGTCGCCACAGATCGCAATATATGGTGAAGGCAACACAGCAGCGGAAGCATATGTCCCATTGCCTGACGGTCGATCCATTCCTGTCACAATGTCTATGCCGGACCTAGAAAGCCTGCAGCGGACGCCAATGCCCGAAGAAATCGCAATGCCACAGGGGGGTTACGGTCAGGTCGAGGTTATTTTGCGCACAACGGATGGCGTGACCATCCAACAAGTTCGCAGTGAAGCCGGAATTATTGTAAGTCAGCAACGCGGCGGGATCGTCGAGGATAGCGTTTCAGCAGTTGCAGAGGGCAACCGCGAAACTAAGAGGCTTTTAGGGTGACAACATGACGAAAGTTTACACATTCCCACCAATCAGCGCACTTGGGACCGGATGGACTGTCGAGGACAAAATCAGCCGCAGCAAATCGCTTGTAACATCAAAACGGTTTGTCAGTTCTTACCAAAGAACGCGCCTTAAGGCAGTCGTCGAGGTTTCCGGCGTTGGCGTCAATCAGGTTGGCGCCGGATACAACGAGGTTCTAAAGCGCCTTTTGAAGGGTGGCGAAAACCTTGTCCGGCTTAAATCATACCGGATCAACACATCAGGAGCGCCAAGCTATTCGGCAATCTCTGACGATTTGGTTTGGACCGATAACGGCAACGATCTTGATTGGACCCATGGCACAGATCAGATGCGTTGGTTTTCGGGGGTTCCGGTCGATGCCACACCCACAACCAGTCGCGGACTTAACGCGATTTCCCTTTCTGGACTCCCCCCCGATACGGTCATTATTCAGCCGGGACAATTCATTCAGCTGATCACTGACGATGGATCGAAACAAACGCTTTCGGCGGTAGACACTGCAAAGACAGATGGTTCCGGCATTGCCATTGTGATGGTTGTCGAAACGCCAATCGGCGCAGGTCGCGCCAAGGTCAACGTTTCAGATGAAGCGGTTTTCGAAGCTGACGAAATGCCCAGCGCCCTGACACCAGTTCAAGGTGATTGGATTTACAGGTGGAATTTCACTCAAGTTTTCGAAGACGAAACAGACGGATTTGAGGAGTTGGACCCTTGGAATTAAGACGTGGCGTGTCACCCGTTTTGTTGGCTGCAATGAAAAAGCTATTTCATCCGGTTGTTATGGTTCATCTTGATTGGCCAAACGATCCGATTTGGGTGCATTCTGGTGTGGGTTCTATAAATTGGGATGGCCAAGATTGGCTTGGCGTTGGTGAAATGGGTGGCATAAAAGTTCCGGGCGAGCAAACAGGGCTGGCAGCCACAGACGCAAGCCTTAGCTTGATGGGAGTTCCACCAGAGATTTACGAACGCGAAGACGATCAAATTAGAGGCCATGTTGGCGAAATATATGTCGGCGCGGTTACTGAAAACGCTGGCACCAAACTTATTGGTGATCCTGTATCACTGTTTTCTGGATCGATGGACTCCATGATTTTCCCTGTTCGATTGGAGGATGGCGAATTGATACACGCCATCGAGGTTGGAATCCGTGCGGGTGTTGGCGCTCGAGGCATCGCGCAGATCGTTCATTCTCCAGAGGACCAAAAGGCCAACCATCCCAACGACACCGCAGGGAGACACCTTGTTAACGTCCGCGTTGAAGCGGAAAAGCTGACATGGCCAGAGAGTTAATCCATTCAATCGAAAAACACATGGGCGGTCCAATCGTTTGGGGCGTTTCTGACTGCTGCACGGGGCCGTGCGGTGTGTTCAATGATATTTTCGGCCTAGACCCTATGATCGGCGTTCGCGGCGCCTACAGCACGGCTTTTGCTGCCGCTCGAATTATCAATCCGTTTGGCGGTCTATTGGGTTACGCCAATCACCTTGCCACAGCATCCGGCCTGCATGTATCCAAGGGCATACAGGGTGACATTGGCGTCAGCAAAAAAGACACCGCAATCGGAATTGGGGGGCGTTGCCTAATGATCTGCGTTGGGGAAGGTGTTTGGGCCGCGAAAACGGAAAACGGCGTGGCGTTTATCAAAGGTAAGGCGGAAATTTCATGGCGAGTGTAATTATTGGTGGACTTACCGCAATCGGGGTTCCGGCTGGTCTGGCTGGTGTTCTTGGGGCTGGTCTTGTCAGGTTGGCGTTTGCTGCGGTCTTGTATTTTGCAGCAGTTAAATCCCAGCCAAAACAAGCCGAACGCAACAGAGAATTGCAGGTGCCAACAGGAAAGCCCCCGAAGAGATATGTTTACGGTTACACGCGCGTTTATGGCAGTTATGCGCCCGTTAAGGTCAAAGGTAAAATTTTATATGCCTGCCTGATCCTAAACTCACGCCCTTCCGAAGGCGAATTTTCCATTTTGATCGACAAGCGAAAAATCGCGCTAACGGGAAATCCATATGATTTTTCCACTGATGGAGGAGCAAAACCAACCGATCCGCCAGAAACCGAAGATAGTGGCTTTTCAAGTTTGGGTCAGCTTAACCCAATCAAAACGCCAGAATTTAGCAAGAACAGCAAAGACCTTAAGGGTAAAATGAAAGCATGGATCGGCTTGGGCGATCAGACGTCGCCGCCGCAGCAAATTTTAGATGAAGTCCCGGAGTTTTTTATTTCTACCGATGGTTGGCTTGGGCAAACCGTTCTTTGGCTAAGGCTTGATGCTGGCGACGAGGAAGACAGACGCAAAAGGTGGCCGCGAGTTCCACCAGAAGTCGAGGTCGAAGGCAAGTTTTCAAAGGTGTATGATCCGCGCAAGTCGGGGCACGACTTTAACGATCCTCAAACTTGGGAGTTTTCCCAAAATCAAGCGCTTTGCCTGATGGACGCCTTAACGCAAAACCCCGTCGAGCCATACCCAATCAACAACATTCTTATTGATAACTTTTTGCAGGCCGCAAACATTGCTGATCAGGTCATCGCCCTTGCTGATGGTAATGCGGAAAGCCGATACCGTGTGGGTGGTTTTATTCGATTTGACGACACCGAAATCGAAGATCAGGTCGAACCCCTTGTTAATGCTGGCGGTGGTTCTTTGATGCGAGTGGGGGGCAAATTAGGATATGTGGCGGGTGCCTATTCTGAACCAGTTTACGAACTAAACGATATGCTTGGAGATTCCTTTGAATTTGTGGCCATGGGGCGTGGCCGCGATTTACCTACGCAAATTCGATGCAGCTATATTTCTGCAAGTCGAAATTACGAAGAGGCGGAACTTGAGCCATGGGACATACCCGGCGCACAGGTCGAGGATGGCGGTATCCCAAAGGTGCGCGATCTGACGCTTAACATGGTTCACAGCCCGACACAGGCAATGCGATTGCGCAAGATTTACGGCATGAATTTGCGTTTGCAGCGCAAGCTGAAATGCCAAGCGCCGCCAGATGCTTTTGACCTGATCGGTGGTTCTGGCGTGACCGTAAGCCTTCCGCAGCCATACGCGCGCATGAATGGCCATTATCGGGTGGAAAAGACCAACCCAGCGTTTGATTTTATCGGTGAAACAGGCGTCGCTATGCGTTGCCCAATTACGCTGGGTCAACATTCCGCGTTACCTTATGACTGGTCACCATCGGAAGAAGAAGAGATCATCGAAGAGGACTTTAGCGCTGACCGCATTGGTTTGCAGGCGATCAACCAGATTTTAGCAACTTCTAACGATGTATTGGGTGGTATTGATTTTTTCAGCTTTGCTTTTGAGCCGATCAACTCAACAGTTTTTTCCCATTACGAATATCAATTCCGCGAAAGGGGTGGTTCGTGGCAAAATGGCGGTGAAATTGACAAGGATTTAAGAAACGCAGATGGCCTTGTTTATGGCGCCTTCCCCATCCCGAACAAAAACAAAACATATGACGTCCGCGTGCGATCGGTGTCTTTTTTAGGCTCTTTGTTTTCGGAATGGCAGTATCTTGAGAATTTAAATTTCACATTCAAACTTTCTGGCGTCACTGCAAACGCTGCCCCCGGTCGTGTCGAGTTTGCAGGAACAACACCTGTTAACGAATCCTTTGCCGGCGTTAGAATTTATCGCTCTGACAACAGTATATATGAAGAATCTACTGCTTTGACGCCTGCAATATCTTTGCCTCAAAGTTCTGCCTTTAGCGTATATGCTGGCGACATCAATGCATTTGATCATGTCACTGATGGTGATTTTGATGTCCCATCCTCTTGGGTGAATGGCTCTGGTTGGACGGTAGCCAACGGGACAGCGAACCACATTGGGGCAGCAGGGAACCTGTCTCAACCTATAGGCACGGTTTCTGATAATTTGTTGCGATATAGCGTTCTTGCCAACTACATCAGCGGTTCGCTTATGCGGGTTAAAATTGATGGAGACACAGAGAAATTCGGTTCATATCACGGGGGTAGCGGTTGGAAAATCGGAAATGTTTCTATCCCTTCAAATCCAATCAGCTTGGCTATCGTTGCAGGCACAAATTCAGAAATCGAAATCGAAACGCTTAAAATTGTCGAAGGCGGTGTCGAAATGGTCAAACATGGCCAAGGGTTCTTTTGGATCGTGCCAGTAAGTTCAGACGGTTCAGAGGGTAGCCCAGCGGGTCCGTTTAACCTACAAGTGCCTTAAAGGGGAAAAAAATGTCAGCACCTACAGTCAACCTACAAACGACCGGATCAAATCCTAAAACTGCCAGCGGTGAGCAGCTCGAACAAACCGTAAATGATGGTTTTTTGAAAATACATCAAGACAGCGTTATTCACGTTTTGACAGGTGTTGGGGGAACCGAAAACGACATCACAGCAAACACTGTTGCGTCGTATCAAAACGTTATCGATGCGTCTTTTACATTTATCGCGCTGGCAACAAATACCAGTCAAATGGTTCGCATATCGTTAAACGGATCGACAAATCGAACCATTTTTAAGTCAAACGGTCAGTCTCCATCTGTTGGAGATATCATTGATGGCAGGTCTTATGTGATCCGGCGATATGGCGCAGATTATCGCATCGTCGGCACCGTTCCATCTGACCACGTAAATGACGTGATTGATGAAATCGCATCCCAAATCGCAACCTTTGAAAACCAAGTGAAAGGCGATATCTACGAAGCTGTAAAGGCTCAAAGCATATTTGCAATTACATCTGAAATCAAAAAAGTTTTGAAAAGCGCGGCATCATTTTGGATTAAACCGGGCATCGCAGCTGACGGTGAAATATCCCAATTCACTTCCGGTGGAATCTGGGCGTCTGAATTTTCGACTGTAGGTTCTGGCGCAAACCCGACAATGGCAGCGGATGGGATCACATTCAATGCAGGAAAATATCTGCGTTCCATTGAAACAGACGGCGTTAACGGCGAACCTTACGGCAAAATCATGGTGTTCATCGACTTCACCACACCCACTGTTCCATCCGGCACGACTATCCTTTGTCGCATGAGTGCGACGGCAGCTTGTGAGCATCGAATAGATTTAATTTCTGGTCTTGATGGTGATAAATTCAAGGTCCGATTGCTTGGTCCCGGATCAGCTGGCGTTGATCTTCCCGTTTATATGGGCATTAACGAGCGTTTGCGCTTTGTTGCATCAATTGACTACAGGTCTGGGATTATATCCCTGATAGACGAAGACGGTAAGTCTCACACCGAGGATTTTGCTGTTTCTGATCCGCCGGATCTCTTCACCACAACTGAAATTCGCATCGGGCAAGGGGTCACTGGCACGATCCACAACATCTACGTTTTGGCAGAGGAATAATTATGACTTTTGATAAAGCCGCAGCGTCTTTTTGGGCTGCTTTGACTGGCAAGGATTACGTCGAACCAGCAAACCCAAACATGCACATGCTGCTTGTTGATGGGCAATCCCTTTCCTTGGGCTTCAATGGCACATGGACAGAACGCAATGACTTAAACCGCGCGGGTAATGGTGTTTGGATGCTGGCAGGTATGCAGCGGTCAGACAATGCGGAATCGACCATTCAAGGTCCGCAAACGTTTAGTTATAATGAAGCGGTTAGCGCTACGGGGGTCAAGTATGCTTACACAGGCGGCAACCTCCCGATGTGCTTTCATATCGCCACTGCATTGCGCATGCGCCGCGAAAAGATGGGACTTCCAAACCCTCAAATCCTTACAACGGCACACGGTGTTAGTGGGCAAGCGATCACTGAATTTGATGATGATAGCCCATCTGTGACGGGTTCTCTTGGAAAGACTATCCATGATAATCGGGGGTTCTGGATGGAACAGGCGGTTGCACAGCTCGGCTCCCCTATGGTCGTGCCATATGCCATGATGATCCAAGGCGAAGCAAACGCCAATGATGCGGCCGGCGTCTACCGTGACGCTGCTGCGATTTCCTTTAGTGATTGGCTTGGCCAAATCGGTGACATTACAGGCGGCATTGCTTTGCCTGTCACAACACAAATCGGCTCCTATATTGACAGTGACGTCGCTGTCAAAACTTACAACGTCTGCATTGAGCAGGTCGAAATTGTGGAATCCCTTGGTGGTCTTGTTTTGGCTCCGTGGTATGCCAAGATCACTGGCGACAACAACATCCACCCAGACGCAACTGGCTATTTAGAGCAAGCGGATTTGCTGGCATATTACCTATGCGAACATGAGGCAGGGCGAACGATCCCGCCTTTCCGGCCCCTGTCACAAACACTGATCGGAAACCAGATCGTGTTGGATATGAATTTGCGCGCTGGTGAAACACTCGATTTTGATACATCCGGTAAATACGATCCATATGGTGGCCACTGCCCTGACAACGGTTTCCAAGTGACGGGTGCTGTAATCACTGCGACCTCTATTTCGCCAGATGGTCGATCAGTCGTTATTGACTGCGATGCAGCACCGACTGCATGGGATTATGCCATGCAGTTTGGCGACTACACCGCCGATGCCGTTTCGGGCAAAAACTACGGGACGCATCGCGGTCTATTGCGGAAGACAGCGCGGGTTCATTCGGTTTATGGTGACGCATCTGATCAGTATCAGTGGGCTTTAAGCTGGCGTGGATCATTCGTTTAATAAAAGGATCGTTGCAATGTCACCACAAGAACTTGTGGAACTCTACGGCCTTCCCGGTCTGGTAATCTTTGGCCTATCTTGGGCCTACATCGCAGAGCGGAAAGAGCGGAAAGAGGCGCAAAAATCTGTTGTTGATACCCTAACGCAGGTCATTCCCGCAGTTGCCGCGCTGCAAACCGCTTTGACTTATATCGAGAGGGGTTCAAAGTGATGGACTTGTTTTCTTGGTTAAAGACAGACAGCACAAAAAATGCACATGCTGCACGCAGAAAACTAGATGAGGTTCGACGGGCCATCAAAGATCAGACAGAAAGCATTGAAAAAGCTATGATGCAAAACAACAAGAAAGAGAGCGAATAGATGGATTGGAACGTGATCACCGCGTTTACTGCAGTAATTATGATGGGGATGGTGGCCAGTGGATATATCCCACTATTGTCATTCAAAATGTCCCCTTGGGCACGCTGGGTTTTCTTTGGGATCATCGTTCTTATGGTGACAATGGCGGCACGCCAATTTTATTGGGATTTAGTGCAAGCAATGCTTGGCGAAGATTGGGTCGAGGTTCGGGCTAAAATGGGTGGTCAGAAATTTTCGACAGTTTTTAATGTGGGTTCTATAATCTCTTGTTACTTGCTTTTGAAGGCTCGTTTGCTGCTTATTCCAGAGCATGACCGGAAAGGTTGGCGATGGTGGAACGCATGGATGCACCCTTGCCGACTGTGCAATTTTTGGAAGAAAAAAAATTAGGATCACAATGGGAAAGGCAATCATGTCATATCGGGTGTCCTTTGCTGTTTGCTTCACATTTGTGCGGGGCACCACCAGCCATTCCCGCTCCCAGCTTTCTTCACAACTGGCCCTTTTCTCGCGGGGCTGACGGCCCCCAGAAAACCCTTCCATGCCGTCAGCATGTGATGAAGCCCGTCCTCATTATTGCTAAATCCAAGGCACAGGTTTGCCCTGCGCTTTCTTCTTTTCGTACATGCGATTTTCGGCCCGTGCCAACAGCACAAAAGGCACTGCAACCACAGCCATGATCACAATGATGATCGCGAAAATTTTCATGCTGCAAAATCCTGCTCTGCCATCTGGCAAAAGATGCCGCACTGAAACTCTTGCTCTGTCGGATAGTTACCAAGGTCGGGCGGCAATTCATCAAGATAGATGCGTTCAAGCTGGCGGGTGCCGTCTGGGTCGGTCCATTCGCGCTTGCAAATCGTGCGGCCTAGTTCGCGCTCAATCGCGGCCATTTCCGCAAATCGCTCCGGAAAGTCGATCTTGATTTTGTTCCAATATCCGGCCTGACCTTTGACGCAACCGATGCAGTTGTTGTTGCGATACCCCAGATTATACATCGCTGGTAGTTCGATACCTGTTCGCTGAAACAGGGCCATAACGTCTTCGCGCATCAAATCCTTTTCGATCAGGATCGGCCACATAACCAAAAGCGGTTCTGAGGCTAACAGACGGTCAATCCGGTGCTGTTCTTCCTTGGTGTATCCCATGACGATCCGGTCATCTGGCAAGCCAACCTCCCAGCGCATCGCCTTTTTCAATTCACCAGTGCAACGTGCGCCGCCCGGCCCGACAAGGTAGCTTGTTTCGCGGAAAACGCGCCGCGCTGACCTGCCATACTTGTCGTTCCCAACGGTGATAATTTCCTGACCAAACCATTCCTGACAATCAGCCAAAAACCGTTTGTTGTCGTCGTGTTCTTCGTCAATTTCGAAGTTGTAAATAGTCACGTCCTCACCGCTCGCAATCGCCAGCTTGGTTGCAACTGCGGACGGAACGCCCGCTGAAAAGTATGAGACTGTGCGCGGCATGATCGGTCCCTTAATCTCTGTTGAATTTTGTAACTTGAATAAACATTAGTCTGTTGAAAAAATAAAAGCAATAGCCTTGCGCTACTTTTTTAAATAAAGTAATGTTGAATTATTGAATAGGGAAGAACATGCGCAGGGCATACCTTTATGATCAGGACGCGAAAGAGGCGGATCACATGAACGCTGGCGAACCATTTATAGACACGCCACAAACGCAGCGTATCGCGCTGGGTGATCTGGTGAGCAAGGGCGGGCTGGCCGAAGGTGACACGCTTGTCGTCACAGCCAAGTCAAAGCTGGGGCATGGGCAAGGCGCTGCGAGGATCGAGCGCCAGCTAGTCAGCATGGGTGTGTCGCTTGAGGTTATGCCGTCACCACTCAAACCCACAAACCTGCGCCGCAAGAAGCGCGGGCCAAAGCCTGACCAGATGGCATACCTAAAGGGCATCTGGGCCTCTACTCTGGAGCCTGACGCGGCGATTGCGCAGGCGTCACGCTACATGGTCTTTCCTGTGGACCGTAACTGGCTCAATTACCACGTGTGCAAGCGTGATGGTGGGCCTTCAACAAAAGAACAGAAGGAGCCGAAAGCATGATTTTTCGTCTGCGTTGTTTTTTGACGATGTGGCTTGCGTTCACCAAGATGGCTTGGGGTGCCGCCTTTTCGGATGGGGTGGAGTTTACGCAAACCGATCATGGATTTTCGATCACGTTAAAGGAGTGGTCCAGCGCCTTCCCCATACCCTCGGCAAGTCGCAATCACTCATTTAGTGGAGGGCAAGAGTGATGGGAGTTAATCTATCGCTGATAGACAAGGACGGCAGAGATTTGCCGGATTGGGACTGCTGCATCAACGGCGGCGCGAAGGACATTTTCAAGATGTTAGGCCGTGAACTGCCCGTAATGGACCTATCGGACCAACTGGAGGATTACATCGTTCGCCCTTCTGACTTTTCAGCTTGGCGCAGAGTAATCGGGCATGACAATTTTCCAAACTGCGAGATGTATTTGGGGATGCTGGATCGTCTTGAATCTGATCCATTGATGAAAATTTATGTATCATACTGAGGAGGAGCCAGCTGGTGAGTGAATACGATAAGCTGGTAGCCAAGCACTGCGAACAAGATTTGACGGAGGAAATCGCCAACCGCGACCGCTTCGAGAAGGCTTTTTCGGACGCCTATGCGTTGGTGATGGGTGAGGCGATGGAATGGTCCAGCAATTATAACGAGCCAGACGCGTTGCGCGACATGGAGTTGAGGCTGCGACGTGAACGCGCCCATAAATCGGAGGCGAAATGAGCGTATGCCGATGGCATAAATCAGATGAGGTTCCCGGCGGAAAGTTTCTTGTTCCCGGTTGCTGGAACCGCGTGATCTATGGCGACGACGCCGACTGCTTCTGCCCCAAGCCACCGAAGGGATTAACAAGTGAGGCGCGGTCACTATTCAAGGCGCTGGCCGCACTCAGGCTAGATGACGATCAGATTGATGCCGGAATTAACTACATGGCGAAATGCCGAAGCCAAGGAATTTGACATGACGGATGCACAGAAATTAGCGGTGGCACTACGCAACTTGGGTTGGTTGGTCCCGTTGTCAGTCGTTGAAAAAGCAATCCATAGTGTGGAGACTCCGAAGGATGAATAGGTCTGATGCAGTCAAGTTGGTTAAGAAGATTTCTGAAGAGATATTGGTAACTCCATACAAGACCGATGCCCAGAGAGACGCAATACAGGCTAGTCGGTATAGGTTAATTCAAAATAAGGCGAAAAAGATCGCCCATAGTGTGGAGGAATAAGCATGAGTGCGGAGTTTTATCAAGCGTGCGTTAAGGACAAGCAGAAATCGTTGTTGAACCC